GAAAGGAAGATCAGGGACCGCCGCCTGGTCGCGTGCATGATGAGGTTCGCGAAATATGACGATCCTGTCGGGATTCCGATCGGCAACCTGCTGAGCCAGCTCTATGCGTTGATCTACCTCAACCCGGTCGATCACTTCATAAAACGACAGCTGAAGGTCAGGCATTATGCAAGATACGTCGATGACATGCTCTTGATCGGGCTGACGCGCGCGCAATGCATGCGCGCCATGGCGGAAATCGAGCGATTTGTGGTGAACAATCTTCACCTCTCGCTGTCATGGGCCCGCATGCAGAAAATAAAGCATGGCGTGAATTTCGTCGGCTACCGGACGTGGCGCAGCAAGAGGTTCATCAGAAAGCACAGCCTGTACAAATTCCGCCGCGCCGCGCGTCGTGGGGCGGTTGAAGGCGTTGTGTCCGCCCTTGGTCACGCCCGAAAAACGCAATCGCTAGACCACATGATAAAATACCTGAAGGAGAACCATGATGGCATCTATCATAAAATACCGGAAAGTTATCGCCGACAACACGACATATCAGCTCATCGAGCCCGACTACGCGCCGGGGGCGGCGCAGTGCACCGAGCTTTGCACGATTGCCGGGGAAACCTATGTGTCGGTTCCTGCGTCGGTGACGCTACCGCCGCAGCCCAAGCAGCTGACCATCCAGACGGTGACGCTGACGCTCGCACTGCGTGACCAGATAAAGGCAGCGAGCCCGCATGTCCGCCTGATCAACGAGAGGGTGGTGGAGAAGATTCGCGAGAAATACTCGCTGAACGATGAGATCAAGATGACCTGGAAAGACCCGACACTACCGGATGTACAGGCATATCGCACATATGTAGCCACCTGCGTGGCAGAGGGTCAGTCGCAGAAAGCAGCCTTGGGCCTGTAACCATCAGCCCGGGCAGCCGATAACCGATAAAGCAATCGCGGAGGCGGGAATGAGCGAAACACGGCCGGAGCTGGTTGCGTGGCTGTTTTCTGATGCGGGGCGCGCGGCCATCGCCGGCGCGGCCGGTGGCGTGGTCAGGTGGGTCACGCTGCGCGACAACTGGCGCGAGGGGCTGACCGGGCTGGTGGTTGGCAGCCTGTGCGCGATCTATCTGGGGCCGCTGGCCTCGCCGATCATCGAACCGGTGATCGGGCGCATTGCACCGGGTGAAGCGGGCGCGGGCTTTGCCAGCTTCATCATCGGTCTGGGCGGCATTTCGATTTCGGGCTTCATCCTGGACATCATCCGCATGCGCCGCCTGAAGATCGAAGCGCGCAACAATGAAGAATGAGCTGAAACGCACGGCCAGGCGCGAGGCGCGGGTGTGGGCCGTGGCTGTGGTTCTGATGGGCCTGTGGCTGGTTGCGGTCTGGATCGGCTGAGTTACTTCAGTCCGGCGATCTTTCGGAGGTCATCATTCAGCCGGGTTTGCCAGCCCTTTCCGGTGGCCCTGTATCTTTCGACAATATCAGGGTCGAGGCGCAGCGTGACTTGCACCTTGGGGTTGACCTTTTTTGGCCGGCCGCGCTGACGCGGTACGGGGATGCCGATTTCGGCAAAGACCTCTTTTGCGGGACGCAGCCGCTTGATTTCCTCGTCGGTGAGCGGGGCCGTGTCCTCATCAATGAGGTAGGGGTCAGGTTTCCTTGACGAGCCCATATCTTGCGCCCTCCTTTCTATGCATGCGGCGCATGCTGATGATCCTCAGCCTGTCGCCGCGCGGGGTGAACACGACACAGAACAGATCGCTGCCTGCAAATCCGAAAGCACGAAACCGGTCTTCGCCGTAATTCTTGCGCGTGTCTTTCTCGATAACGGCCGTTTCGAAATCGAATTCGTGAACGATCGAGAAATCGAAGCCGCGATCTTGCAGGCAGCGGCGGCTTTTCGCCTCGTCCCATTCGAACACCTCGTCATCCATCCCAACGATGTAGTTACGAAAAATCCGCCCGTCAATATCTGTAACAACAAAAAACAGGACCACCATGAAAATCTCGATCGACGGCCTGCTCGAGCTGGCCGAGCATGAGGGCATCGCGCCCGGCCCCTATCTTGACAGCCGCGGGATCTGGACCTGGGGCATCGGCCATACCGCACATGCGGGCGACCCAAACCCGGAAACCATGCCCCGCGGCATGCCCGACGATATCGACGCCGCGATCATCGGCGCGCTGCGCCAGTTCGACCGCGACCTCGACAATTACGAGCGCCGGGTCAGCGCGGCAATCAAGGTGCCGCTCGCGCAGCACCAGTTCGACGCCCTGGTCAGCTTTGACTTCAACACCGGCGGCATATTCAGGGCGCGCCTGACCCAGCGGATCAACGCGGGCGATCCGGATGCGGCCGACAGCTTCATGGGCTGGCTCAAGCCACCCGAGATCCGCAACCGGCGCGAGGATGAGATGCGCCTGTTCCAGACGGGTGATTACGCCGCCAATGGCGATCGGATCAGGGTCTGGCGGGTTGATGACAAGGGCCGCCTGCGCGGGCTGCACAGCATCATGGAAGGCGACGAGCTGGCGGCGATCCTGGGCGGGCGGCAGTTCCGATGATCCGCCACCGGACGCATGTGGGTGATGAAAGGAGACGGTAATGTTTGATCTCAAGGGGCTTATGGTGATTGCCTTTGGGGGAATTGGTGCGTTCATGGGGATGCTCCTGATCCCAGGATTCTGGATGTTTGACGCTATGTCATATGCTTGGATCGGCCCAGTTGGCGGAATGGTGATCGGTGGGATTGTCGGTAGGGAGCTTGAGCGATGAGCATATTCGATCTTGTGACAAATACCATCGAGGGGACAGCGCAGGTTGCGGTCAATTCCGCCAAGGCCGTCGTCGGCATCGCCGCGTTGCCTGTCGATATCGAGGCGAAAACTCTCCGGGAAGCTGGTCGCGGCATCTCTGACGGGATGGAAAAGATCGGCAAGGCCGAAAAGGACCACGAATGATCCGCCTGCTGCTGGGCCTGCTGCGCAATCCGCTGGCGATCGGCTGGGCGCTGGCGGGGCTGATGGCGCTGACCGGCGGGGCCTATACGCTCGGCCGCATTCAGGGGGCTGCCGCAGCCAACGCCCGCCATGCCGCAGCCCAGGCCCGCTTGCAGGCACAGATGATCCGCGCGGCCGAGATTGCCAGCCGCAAGGAAGCGGCGCGCCTCGCGGCCGAGGACAGGGCACGACAATTGCAACAGGAGCTGGAAGATGCAGCCAGGCAAGATCCTCACGCTGGTCGGATTGCCATTGGTCCTGACAGCGTGCGCCGCCTCAACCGCCGTTAGCCCGCGCCTGGCACCTCCGCCATCGCTGCTGGTGCCCTGCGACAAGCCGGTGCGCTTGCCGGTGCGCGCGCTGACCCAGGCGGAGGTGGAGACCTGGTGGGGTAGGGACAGGGCCGCGCTTAGGCGGTGTGGGGAGCGACAGCAATCGCTTGCCGCGATCCTGTCAGGGCCGAAGTAAAATCAGTCGATCAATTTCCCCCCCCCCATGTATTGCGGGGGCCGAGGCGTGGGCGCGCCTCGAGCCACGCAGCCGCAGGGTCAAACCGGCTGCGCCGATGACAGCACTCGGAACATCGCCCGCAACCCATTATGGGTTCGGTCATTCTGAGGTGTGATTATGGAAAGAATAAGGCCGACAGCCCCAGTCGCCCCATGGCTTGGCGGAAAACGGCGGCTTGCCAAGCTGATCATCGATAAAATCAACGCCATCCCCCACAAGACATATGTCGAACCGTTCGTCGGAATGGGCGGTGTGTTCCTCCGCCGTGAGTTTCGGCCGCGCCTCGAGGTGGCAAACGATCTGAACGGCGAGATCGTCAACCTGTTCCGCATCCTGCAACGACATCTGCCCCAGCTGATGGACGTGATGCGGTTTCAGCTGGCATCCAGGCGTGAATTCGAGCGCCTGCGGCGCGTCGATCCCTCCACCCTTACCGATCTCGAGCGGGCCGCGCGCTTTCTGTATTTGCAGCGCCTTGCCTTTGGCGGGCAGGTGCATGGCGTGTTCGGGGTGGCACCGTCACATGCGCCCCGGTTCAGCCTGACGCGGTTGGAGCCGATCCTCGAAGCCGCCCATGAGCGCCTGGATGGCGTCGTGTTTGAAAACCTCGACTGGGCCGAGCTGGTTGAGCGGTATGATTCCCGCGATACGCT